AAAAATTGATGCAGAAAAAGGGATAATAGGATGTAACCAACTCCCTAATATTGAAATGGAAAGAAGTGAAGGGCACAGTTATCTAAATCAACTAAATAATGATTCAGAAGACGACCATATTGTTAAATTTAAATGGAGAGAAAAAGAATTAACGTTTAACTCTTGGGAAATAGCTCATTTTAGATTACTAGGTGATGATAGAAGATTACCTTATGGTACTTCTATGTTGGAAAAAGCTAGAAGAATTTGGAAACAGTTATTATTAGCGGAAGACGCGATGTTAGTATATAGAACTTCTAGAGCTCCCGAAAGGAGAGTATTTAAAATATTTGTAGGTAATATGGATGATAAAGACGTGGAAGCTTATATCCAAAAAGTAGCTAATAAATTTAAAAGGGACCCAGTCGTAGACCCATCTAACGGAAATGTTGATTTAAGGATGAATCAGATGGCAGTTGACCAAGATTATTTTATCCCAGTAAGAGACCAAGCAGCAGCCAGTCCAATAGACACATTACCTGGTGCCACTAACTTAAGTGAAATCGCAGACATAGAGTACATACAGAAAAAACTTTTAGCTTCACTTAGAATACCAAAAGCTTTTTTAGGTTTTGAAGAGGTGGTTGGTGAAGGTAAAAATTTAGCATTATTGGACATTAGATTTGCACGTACCATAAATAGAATACAAAAAGCTATCATACAAGAACTCAATAAAATAGCGATTATTCATTTATATGTTTTAGGTTTTGAGGATGAATTAGAAAATTTTTCATTAGGATTAACTAACCCATCTACACAAGCGGAGTTATTAAAGTTAGAACAATGGCAAACTAAAATTACATTGTATAAAGATGCAGTAGGTGACCCTGGTAGTGGTATTGCACCTGTTTCAGCAACATGGGCAAAGAAATTTATATTAGGGATGAGTGATGAAGAAATTAAATTAGACTTACAACAACAAAGATTTGAAAAAGCTTTAGCTGGAGAATTAGAAACAACAAAAGACACCATAAAGAAAACAGGACTATTCAATACCGTAGATAAATTATATGGTGAACCCCCTAAAGAAGAGGGTGGTGAGGTTTCAGCAGATGAGGAACCAGGATTAGATGCTGGTAGTGAAGATGTAGCAGATTTTGATATGGGAGGGCCAGAAACTGAAGCTCCAGGAGCTGGAGAAGAAGTTACAGAACCAGTAGCCGCAGCAGAAACTTATAACCAAGAAAAAGGATTACCATTATTAATGGAAGAAAAAGGTCTATCTTTAGAGGGTTTGGAAGAAATAAGAAATAGAACTAATAGTAGTATTGATAGTATTAATAAAGAAGTTAACACATTATTAGAAGATTAAAGATATTTATTATAAAAATATATTTATGAAAAATTTCTCACACTACAAAACTAGTTTGGATAGTATCCTCGAAAATTCTTTTAAAAAAGATAAAATATTATTTAAAAATAACCTATCGGTTATTATGGGAGCAATGAAATTTTCCCAACCACTAAGAGAGTTTTTTACACTTTACAATGAAATAGAAAGTAAGGAATTTTCATCTAAAGATGAAAGTAAATCTTACTTAACTGAAGCGTTAAATTTTCTCAAAGAAAATAAAAGTGGATTAAATAAAGTAGTACCTATACTTGATAAAATTATTGATGATAGAAAAGAATTATGTGAGGATATAGATAATAATGTTTATAAAAAAATAGATAACATAGTTTTTAATACAAATATAAAAAATTTACAAACAATCGCAGAAGATAAAAACTATCTATGTGAAAATATGTCGAATCGTAAAACTAAAAAAATAACACGTGTGACAAACCCTAAAATACTTTCCAAAGTATTAAGTAAACATTATAAAGAAGCTTACGAAGGCACACTAAGTGAATCACAAAAAAATATTCTTAAAAATACTTTATTAATGACAGAAGATACATTAAATAAAGAATTTAAAAACATCAAAGACATCGCTATTAACACACTCAATAATCTAATTTCAGAATCTAAAGAAGATGAATTATCTATTAAATTAGTTGAGGTAAAAAATGAAATACTCACGTTAAATCCAACAAAAAAATCATATATTAAGGTTAGGGGCCTTGTAGAGGACTTGAAGTAAAGAGCTATATTTTTTATATTTTAGTATAAAAA